CCCATTTCGGGGAGGTTCATAATGAGCATCCTTGCTCGCTCTGTACTAGTTCATTTGAACTCATCTGGAAGTATTATGCCATTATCTATACCTCGTCAACGCGAAACAATAAGTCCCGAAGTAACTGGCTATCACCGTTCCTATAAGGATGGTGCTGCCACTGGTTATAACATTGAATCAGTTACTGCTTTTCAATCGAAAAGTATGTCTGACTTTGTTACACCTGGTTACCAAAGGCTTGTCCGTAATGGAGAGATAATTAATAATGCATGTACTATGGTTGTTACCGAACAACAAGTCATTGGTAGCGGCACCTATTACGGTGTGCGCGCTAGTGATTCTGCCATATACGAAGTACGTGGCAACGGTTCACTGACTAATTGGTTGGCTTGGGCATCTGGGTTTAACCCAGCCCTGCTTCAAGCACCCGATGTTGTGTCATTGAGACGAGAGTCACAAGCAAAAGCTTTGGCTCAAGTCGACAGTTCTCCATACCAAATGTTGGAAGATGTTGGTGAGCTTGCTGAGACTATCCGGTTCTTAAAAAGACCGTTTACGTCATTCGTCAGGCTCGGTAAAAGGTTTCGCAGAGACGTTAAACTTAAAAGAAAGTTAAACGGAAGGGACGTCAGGTCCTACTCAGAAGCATCTGCTTCTGTGTGGCTTGAGTACCGCTTTGCGATTATGCCTTTAGTCCGTTCTATGCTTACCTTATGGGAAGCCGCTGGAACAGACATACATCGACCAAAACGCCGGACGGCCCGGGGCATTGTTGGTGACTTATCGTCACCTGCTTCTGGGTCGTACCTTCAGTACTGGTCCCCAACTTGGATTCGATTTATGATCGATGACAAGGTTGAGACCACTATGAAGTCCGGGATTCTTTACACGGTTGATAACCCTGTAGAGAGTCTTTCGTTTAAGTATGGATTAAGGTTAGCTGATATACCTGAGACTGCGTGGAATTTATTACCACTCAGTTTTATGGTAGATCGGGTTGTTGATATTAGTACCTCTATCAGAGGAATCACCAACCTAGCTAATCCTAGTATTCAGATGCTGGCGGGGTTTACCGTTGAGAAGACTACTGCAGAAAGAACTACATCTGCACAGTCTATCGATCCGAATGGTTGGGGGAGTATATCCCTCGGCCCAGACGCCGTTTATTACAAGAGTTTCTTGTATGAACGTAGTGTTTGGACCCCTAGTCTTATGGACGCTACGCCAACTCTTCATCTGAAGAAGTTGGCTAATAGTGCTACAAAACTGACGGATTTAGTTGCTTTGGGCATTTCGCTCTTTAGCAAACGCTAAATCTATCTACAACATGGAGGCATGTTATGCCAATTAATGGAGCTACGCCTATTGTAGGCGCTACTGCATATGTTGCACCAACCGGAGGTTCGGCAGACAGTCTGTCGGCTTTTGGTTCATTAACCGAAACCAAGGCAGTTTTTGATGGGGACACTGATGTCCTTACACAAAAATCTGTTGATTTTTCGGTCAAAGAAGCCAAAGTAAGCGCATCTGCGCCTAATGGCTACACTCAGGTCCGTCGGACTGCGCTGATCAAGGTACCTCGTATCTTGGACAACGGAGCTCGAACAGTCAGCACGGTGAAAATCGAGCTGGCTGATGATGTTGAAGCAAATTCCGCCGAAATTGGCGAAAATATGCTTTTAGCATCTCAGATCTGTTCTGACCCTGACTTCGCGTCCTTTTGGGCGCTCGGTATACCGAATTAATCGGTAGGGTCATAATGAACCTTAGCCTTATGGTTAAGCTTCTCAAACAAGGAGAACTCCTATGCAGAAGCATAGCAACAATGTTAAAAAACGCTCGTTCTTTAACCCCGACGATATCGCGACTTCTATGTCGTCGGCCGTCACATGGGACCTTAATCATCGCAATTTTTTGTTTGATCATAGCGATGATCAGGGAGCTCGCCACTTTGGTGCAGACCTGCAGTTAAATTCCGTACTTAAACGGTACAATTTTACTGCTACGGACCAAAAGATACTGGAAGATCAAGCGTTCTCTGGCTTTAAGTCAGTGAATGCTCGTATGCGCTACTTCAACAGAGACTTAGAAAGTCATCTTGGAATTCTTTCTCAAGGTGATTTTCCTCTGCATGAAGGAGTGGATATTTCGACCAGTGTACTTTGGGGGCGGATACTCATGAGTGCGAAGTACTTGGTAAAACAGGTACTTGGCGACATACCGTATTTCGAATGGTATGAAGCTTGCAAGCATGGGACTGGCACAACATTCGGTGTTAATTTTAAAGACACCTCAGTTGACGCTAAGTCTACGTATCCCCTCAGCACTACAGTGGGGGCTCTCCCATACTTCAAGAGGTATCTCGCGCATGATGTATCTTTGCGCGACGCCATAGAGAACTTCAATGGCGGCGGTCACATTTGTGACACGGACTTCGAGATAGTAATGGGCTCCCGGGCGACTACTGTCGACAAGACCAGTCTGAAGCGTCGCATGATAGCAATAGAACCAACCTGCAATATGTTTTTGCAGCAAGGCCTCATGCATGTCATGTACGCTCGTTTGTCAGACTTTGGTCTTGATGTGAGTAAACTCCCAGATCGGCATCGTAAGCTGGCATTATTGGGAAGTCTTGATAATAGTCTCGCGACTATAGACTTCTCGTCAGCTTCAGATACCGTTTCTTATGAGCTAGTTAAGTGGATCCTTCCACTCAAGTGGTTCACGTTGATCAATGAAACTCGTTCGCCCAGAATGTTAATACGTTCTAGGTGGAATAAGTTACATATGATCAGCACTATGGGAAACGCGGTAACCTTTCCGCTTGAAACTCTCATTCTCTATGCGCTGGCTTCGGCTAGCCATTATCACAATAAACCCCGTAAGCAGAATCTAGATGCTCTTGTTTCATACAAGGCATATAGAGCTTGCTCGGTTTTTGGTGATGACTGTATCCTACCTACGCAGTCTGCTGGCCTCTTTACAAAAGTGGCCGAGACTGTGGGATTTATCGTGAATAACGAGAAATCCTTTATGGGTAATGAATACTTTAGAGAATCCTGTGGTGGTGATTACTACCATGGGTTCGACGTGCGACCTTATAGCTTTAGGTCGCCTCACAACGATCGCCGTTCGAGTTTAGAACCTTGGCTGTATATAATATGGAACAACTATATTACAAAGTACATAAAGTGCTTTGGTAGTTGCGCCTATATATATGACAAGGACCTCTTTGCTCTTATGGTGAAGTTGTTTCGCAAGTACAATCTTTTGGTTAAAGTTGTACCTGACGACTTTCCCGATGATGCAGGGCTGAAGATCTCCACAGATCTTCACCGCTTTATGAATTCTTATCCAGATTTGCGTTTATCGCCGATCTTAAAAGATATGGATTCACAAGCTCACTCATTTTTGTACTGTCGCTTCGTTTACAACGAAAGGCAGTATAGGGACGAGTACCTGAGATATGTTTCCGAGCTCAAAAGGCTTTGGAATCGGTCAGATTTTGCTAAATCTGAAAAACCGACTTTGACATACCCCATCAGACGGAAGGGAGGTTATGTAGTCTCCCGTGCACTGTCATCTAAGATGACCTTGCACATTTCTGAC